TGGCCGGCGTCAGAGCCGGTGCCGTCGTTAAAAGGAGCGCCGATCGCCACGCGCATGCCGTCCGAGGACATAGATACCGAGTACCCGGAGTTGTCCCCCGCGGCCTCGCCGTCGATGTCTGAGCCCACCTGGGACCATAACCCACTGCTCTCGGAGTACACACGCACATGACCGGCATTGGACCCGGTGCCGTCGTTTCTGCGAGCGCCGATCGCCACGCGCGTGCCGTCCGAGGACATAGATACCGAGTACCCGGACTGGTCGCTCGCAGCCTCGCCGTCGATGTCGTCGCCCACCTGCTCCCATGTTCCGCTGTTGTCATAAAACACGCGCACATGGCCGGCGGAGCCGTTCATGCGAGCGCCGATCGCCACGCGTGTGCCGTCCGAGGACATAGATACCGAGTACCCGGACTGGTCGCTCGCAGCCTCGCCGTCGATATCTTGGCCCACCTGGGACCATGCACCCGATCCGTCGGCGAAGACGGCGAGAGTGAACACCCGCACGTGGCCGGCGGTGCCGTTGTTTTTGCGAGCGCCGATCGCCACGCGTGTACCGTCCGAGGACATAGATACCGACCACCCGAATTCGTCGCCCGCAGCCTCGCCGATGATATCTTGGCCCACCTGGGTCCACAGAGAAGTTCCACTGTTCCAATCATACACCCGCACGTGGCCGGAGTTGGAGCCGTTGCTGCTGTCGTTGAGGATAGCACCGATCGCCACGCGCATGCCGTCCGAGGACATAGATACCGAGTGCCCGAACTGGTCGTCAGCAGCCTCGCCGTCGATATCTTGGCCCACCTGGGTCCACAGAGAAGTTCCACTGTTCCAATCATACACGCGCACGTGGCCGGAGTTGGAGCCGTTGCTGCTGTCGTTGAGGATAGCACCGATCGCCACGCGCGTGCCGTCTGAAGACATAGATACCGAGGTCCCGGAGTAGTCGCCAGCAGCCTCGCTGTCAATGTCGTTGCCCAATTGTGAAATTGTGTCTGTAGATTCGATGACGTTGGTTGTACCAGTTTCTTCTTTCGCCAAAAAGAATAATTCTTTAACGGGGTTTATAAATTTTAACAGCGCCGATTTCTTCGTTTCATTAGGTTTAAATGTTACTGTAGAAACCTGTAATTGTGTAATCAAATAATCCATGGGTCTCGTGAGTAAATAATTACGCTCATCTTCGGTAACAAAGAAAAAGTCTACTAAGACGGAAGCATTTAAAATTCTCCCATCTTCGGTGACTTCTCGAGTAACATTTCCATCTCCCTGAATGGTATATTTAAACGTAACATCGTCATCGATATCCTTGAACGTTAATTCTATTTCTATCATCTGTTTTTTAAGCGCACACACGGGTATAGCCAAACTTGGGTTCCTAAAAAAATAAAAGGGAAGATTTACATAAAATGTATCGTATGACCCAGATACAGTTAAGTGGTTCCCCTGACCATTTAAGAAATAAAGTGTTTGAGCGACGTCATCTTTATTACTATGTAGCTGGTCGTACATCGTTATGTATTCCCCCGTGAGTCGTTCGATTGTTTGGCCTCCCATCTTAAGATCCACATGTTTTAATAGATTTTTCGCCACTGGTATGTTATAATAGTGTTTTTCCGTGGATGTATTGGTGGGTAATGTTCCTAATCGTAATTTAAGAGTCATAGATCTAACCAAGTCCCCGACGTTATTAGGTACTATAGACCGTAAATTACTCCCAAGTTTGAAATCACCTGTAAAAGGTAACTCGACCGTTTCGGTGGAAAATCGAGTATGCCTTCTAAATATTGTAACAAAATACGAGTAACTGGGGTCTCCGGAAAGCCATTGATCTTGAATTCCCCTGACGGCGATTCTAGCTCGACCAGCCATTCTTAATACATGCGAGTAAAATTTTGTGAAATAAAACGGTGCAGTATTATAGATGGATTTACGTTTAAGAAAATTTAAACCAGCGGCTATGGCCGACGATAAAGTATGTGTATTTATAGGTAAAAGAAATACAGGTAAATCCACACTTGTTACCGATATTTTGTGGCACAAAAAGCATTTACCAGCGGGTATAGTCTTGTCTGCTACAGAAGAGGGTAATCATTACTATCAACAATTTATACCAGATCTGTTCATATACGGAGATTACGATAGAGAGGCGATAGAGAGAGTTATGGACCGTCAGAGAAAGCTCGTGGGTGCTGGAAAGAAAAACTGTGGCGCATTCCTCTTATTGGACGATTGTATGTACGACAATAAATTCATGCGCGATACATGCATCAGGCAATGTTTTATGAATGGCAGACACTGGAAAATTTTTTTCATGTTGACGATGCAGTATTGTATGGACTTACCACCGGCGCTGCGAGCTAACGTAGATTATGTGTTTATTCTCAGGGAAAATATCATTCAGAATCGAGAGAAGCTTTACAAATCCTTTTTTGGTATTTTCCCGACGTTCGATATGTTTAATAAGGTGATGGATAGTTGTACCGAGAATTATGAATGTTTGGTTTTAGATAATACGTCTAAATCAAATAAAATAGAAGACTGTGTATTCTGGTACAAGGCGAATTTACATAAAAATTTCAAAGTAGGTGCACCGGAATATTGGCAGGCGCATAAAAAGATGTTTAACCCGAAAGGAAGTTCTATAAATCGTCTAGATCCCAAGAAGATAAAAAATAGATCCACACAACTTAAGGTTACCAAGACGAGATAATTTTATCTCTTTACAGTAAGATGCCCACACCTAGATCGGGTACATCCATGAACATAAATCAGGGAAACAGAAATGTCGAAAATTACCTGTTTAGGCGAAATGTCATGAACATAAATACAGTTGGTTCGGGTATGTTAGGTAAGCGAAAGCGTCTTCCATCGAACTACATACCCGTCGCTAACAGTGCAAAACGAAAAGATCTAGAAATGGTAGCAAAGGTTGTCAGAGTTTCCAACACGAGAGCATCTATACAGCTCCCCAAACGTGTAATAAAAGAGTTACGTTCGATAAACAATATGTCCACTCTTAAAAGGTGGGAATACGGTGGTAAAATAGATTTTGTGTCCGACGGTAATACGATTAAATTTAACGTTCCTACACGTTTCACCTCGCAACAAAGAATGCAAGTGAACGGGCATATCGTAGGAATTTTTAGGAATTCTTACATTTCATACCACACACACCCGGGTATATCGACTGCTACGGGTAATACACCTTTACCCTCGAATACTCGAAACGTGTACGTCACACTTCCAAGTGGAGCAGATTTTGAAGCGTATATTAAGGGGTATCCGGGAATGCAAGCGAACATCATCGCAGATAGACACGGATATTACGTTATCGATATTTTGGAGTCCGTAGATAGGGGACAGAGACCCGTTCCCGCCACCGTGAATAGACACATGGAATGGGTTCGTTCTCAGCCATTTTTCACTTCTAGAGTGTTTGGGGAAGATGGGCAGGAGTATTTTCAGACTACGTTAAGAGACTGGAAAGGGGCTATTAACGGAGAATTGAATACACACATGAAGCGTATATTTGGTATTTCTATAAAGTATTACATGTACGACGAAGAACCCGCTACGATTACGGTGAGTCGTGTCGACAATTCGAGCGGTCGATAGAATCTTCTAATTCATCGACTTCATACCATGCGAAATGACATTCTTTTGAATTTTTATCATGTGAGCATATTTCTTCAGCTTCCTCTATAGCTTCCTTGAAACGTAGACGAAGACGTAAATTTTCCGTTACTGTTTTTTTAGACCGTGTTTTGATAGATTTCTTTTCATATAAATTATTCAGGACGTTTTCCCTAGTTTTCGCCAGCCTGTATTTATATGAATCATTTGCGGAATACATAAAACATACCATACTATTATATCAGAAATTATGTTTATATATATTAAGAATGGCTGGTAATTGGCTACTTAATGTAGAGGTTATCATTCGAATGATGATGATATTCGGAACTATATTCATACAGCTTTTATGGGCAAAGAAGAGTATTCCGGGTTGGGATGAATATGCTATTTCCGGAGCCGCGATAATATCTATATTTTTTCATTGGTTTTTAGTTTTATTTAAACCCAATCTCGTAAAGGATCTTATAAAAATGACCAGATAAACGAGTACCGGATTAAAATTTTACACTTAAGTTAATTTTTAATATGTTTAATTTAAGTATAAAACATGACGTACACCATCAGTGCATCCTGGGACGAGCTCGAACGCCAATCGTTTGATTCGATCGTATATTATACAGAACGCGCGACTGAATATGTTGAAACGAATTTTCCCAACTATCCAAATACTCTCAAAGTTCAACTCATCACGATGATGGTTAATAATTCGAACAACCAGTGGACCACATCAACCAATTTTATCGCTGCACAAGAGCACCTTAGTAGACAGCAAGAAGATTAAAGAATAGATACCATATTTTAATATAATGTCATATAATTCACCCGAGTGTAACTTTCGATACAAGGTTTCTTCCCTGGAAAGGGTCGTTGACGGAGATACCATTGACGTTTGCATTGATCTAGGATTTGATGTATGCACGAAGCAGCGTGTCCGTCTTCTAGGGATCGATACACCCGAGTCTCGTACTCGCGATACTGTGGAAAAGGTCTTTGGTCTTATCTCCAAGAAGAAGCTCAAGGAATGGTGTCTAAAGGCGGTCGCGTCTGAGAAAGATGACATTGAAATTGAGCTTCGCTGCCCAGAGGCGGATTCTAGGGGTAAGTTTGGGCGTGTACTCGCCGAAGTCTGGGTTTCTGAGGACGGTGTATGGACCAATGTCAATAAATGGCTATGCGATAAGGGATACGCAGTGCCTTATGTCGGTCAAAATAAGGCAGATGTTGAGAAGCTGCATATCGAAAATCGTAAGCGACTCGTTGAGCAGGTAAAGGATAACGCGTTATATCCAGAGATTATTGCTAGTATCACAAACTAAATATAACACGGTAGTACAAAAAAATCACCATTCGCCCTTGTAGCTTAGTTGGTAGAGTGTCGGCTTTGTAAGCCGAAGGTCACGAGTTCGAGTCTCGTCAAGGGCAGGGCTTGTAGTGAAACGGATATCACACTGGACTTCTAATCCAGCATTCCGGGTTCGATTCCCGGCAAGTCTGTTTATTCATTTTCAGATAAACGAAGAAGATTAATAATATCCATAAAGTAATCTAAAGATGCGTTTACGAAATCGCCGGAATAATTCCTCTGCAATATCGTATTCGTATCATACACCACGAACAGTGCAAATATTAACGTAAGAATCTTAGTGTAAGATTTATTTCTGCTAACACGGGAATCTAGTGAACGAGAAGAGTATACATTGATAACGCGAGCAATCAATACCGCTAAGAGGGAGAAAATCAACACAATACCGAGAATATTAAGATTATATCCCATTTGCACTGTAAAAACACCCATCGTAAACATAAGAATGAATATACCTATTACTTCAAGTAAAGCCTCTTGTAAATTGGGTATATCATGAATACTCATACCACCAAGGAAAGATATAATACCGAAAACAGCTACCTTTACGGGTATAGGTAGGGGTACAAAGGACATAAAGAGTATTAACATGATAGATGCTAATCCTAAAAATAATCTATTAGACTCTGCGACGGTTTTCATGTTCACATTTCGGGTGGTTGCCTCGGCGGCCCTGTACGCGATAAAAATTTGAAAAATAAGGTGCCCAAACACCGCCGCCATAAAAGGTATCTTCTTCTGTAAATTACTCATTTATATTAGATTACAAATTATTTCATTCTACACTTGCATAAAAGTAGGTTTGGTCGTTTTGTACCGTGCAAATGAAGCCTTATCGTTGATGTAATATTTACGATACGCTTCAACTACGTTTGGACACTGGTACGCCACCGGCATACATTCGGGGATTCCCTGTGTCGAGTAATACGCTGTATCACTTTTATGTTCATCGAAATGGGGTGGTACATTATTCTTGAGCCACAGTAAATGTCCTTCGCATGTATGAATTTTACCGTAGCGTTTCGTGTATTCTTTTGATAGGGCTAACCCGATTTCACACGCGAACATGTAATTACGAAGACTCGAAGAAATCCACATCGTCATAGGATGCTTCTTGTGCGCGGGTTTGTACCCACGTTG